CTTGCGGTCACAGCGACAGCAGATTTCGGCCGCGTCAGGCCGTTTGATGCAAGTGAGTCTTTTGTGCTTACCGGCACAAGCACTATTACGCCGGTTCGCGGCTTTACGGCAACGCCCGATATTGCTGTCACAGCAAGCGCGGGGTTTGTCGGCGAGTTTGTCATGTCGGTGGCCGCAACTGCGGCGGTTACAGCGACATTGACCGGCAAAATATTGGGTGAGGATTGGTCTTCGGTTTCTGCTGGCGGCGAAACATGGTCGGCCGTGACGGCTGGAAGCGAAGAGTGGTCGGAAATAAGCAATGGGGCTGAAGAGTGGACAGATGTTGCCGCCGGCTCAGAAGTTTGGTCTCAGGTTCAAAAAGGTAGTGAGGTCTGGTTGTCGCAATGATTAGATTTGGAGAATGGATGCCGGATCAGCCACCGCTAAATAACAATGGCGTGACTGTGGCAACAAATGTCATTCCAGCCGCAAACGGCTATCGGTCATTCCCTAGTTTTGTGCCTTTTTCAAATGCGGCCGATGATCGGATCAGAGGCATATTGGCGGCAAAGGACAACGATGCTACGGTTTCACTGTTTGCTGGCGATAGCGGCAAACTCTACAAGTTTGATCAGGCTACAAGCAACCTAAGTGACGTTTCAAAAGCCGGCACACCCGCATATACGCTTGCAGGGGCAGATCGCTGGCGGTTTGTCCAGTTCGGCGAGAAGGTAATTGCCACCGGCGGTGTTGGTGAAGCGCCACAGGTTTATGATCTTGGAAGCGCGTCTGCATTTTCCGATTTGACCGGCTCACCGCCAAAAGCAAACTACTGCGCGGTGGTGCGTGACCAGATCTGGTTTGCCGACATCGATGACGGCACAGGCCGTGTGCCAAATAAGGTGCATTGGTCAGGCCTGAATGATGAGACTTCGTGGACAATCGGCACGGATCAATCTGACTCACAAGTAATTCCTGATGCAGGGGCTATCACCGGCATTTCCGGCGGTGAGAGGGCGGTCATATTGATGGAGCGTGCCATCGCCGTTGCCTATTACGTTGGCTCTCCGCTTATTTACGAAATCAACCGCGTGGAAACATCACGCGGCTGTCCATATCCAAACAGCGTGACCTCAGTTGGCGGCATGACATTTTTCCTGTCGCAAGATGGGTTCTATGCCTTTGACGGCACAAAGTCCATTCCGATTGGCGCTGAGAAAGTGGACAAGTTTTTCTTTAAGGATTTTGACGATGCACACACTGATCGTATGTCTGCGGCGGTTGATCCATCAAACCAGATTGTTGCTTGGTCTTATGTATCAAACAGCGCGCCTGATGATGTCCCCGACAAGATTTTGGTTTACAATTACGCGCTGGGTCGCTGGTCAATCTTGGAAGTTCAAGCGGATCTCATCGCGCCTCTATTTACACCTGCTTATACACTTGACGCGCTGGACAATCTTGCGGCGAGTCTGGACGCGCTCCCTGCGCTGCTTGACTCCGCTCTATATAAAGGCGGGACTTTTTTCTTTGGCGGCAGTTTCGATAACAAAATTTATGGCTTCACTGGAAGTGTGCTGGCAGGAACTATTGAAACGGCTGAATATCCGCTAACGCCGAACCGGCACACAATTGTCACAAGAACTGTGCCTTACTTTGTCGACGGTAGTGTGACCATGCAAGTTGGGTCGCGTGACCGGCAGGACGATACAAACACCTATGACACAGGCTCAAGCCTGACAGACGAGGGCTTCTGTCAGCATCGCGTGCAGGGACGTTTCCACCGCGCGCGCATGAATATTTCAGGGGATTGGACTTTCGCGCAAGGCCTCGACATGGAAGGGCGGACAATTGGCAGACGCTAACTTTCGCCGGCTTCCTGCGGCGGCAACAAACCCGCGTGAAATTTCACAGGTTGTGAACGGTGTGCTGGACGGCAAACTGAACAGCACCGGAACGTTCACTTGCACCGCCAGCGCGGCCACGACTTCAGTCACAGATTATCGTGCTGGTTTGGACAGCGTGATCCTGTTGATGCCGACAACCGCAAATGCGGCGGCAGAGATAGGCGCTGGGACGATATATGTAAGTACGCGTGCGAAGCAATCGTTCACGGTAACACACGCCAGCAACACCCAGACGGATCGCACATTTGACTACATCATTATTGGATGAGTGGCAAAGATGCGCCGGATGGATTGCGGACGCACTTGAATACGCTCACGGCTCACACACTCTGGATGACATCTTTGAGTTGGTGAAAAACGGTGACGCTCAATTTTGGCCGGCAGAAGACGCTGGCTTGGTGACAGAGATCATCGACTATCCGCAACGTCGCACGCTTCGCTTCTGGCTGGCAGGCGGCAATTTGCAAACATTAAAAGCGCTAGAGCAACAGGCAATCGAATGGTCGAAGGCTTGGGGCTGTCAAGCGTGCGAAATTATAGGACGGCGCGGCTGGGTTCGTGCTTTGGACGGCTATCAAGAAGCCGCAACAATAGGAGTGAAAGATTATGTCTAAAGGTGGTGGCGGCGGCGGCGCACAAACTGTCAACACTCAGGTTCAACCGCCTGATTATGCGTTGCCTTTTCTTGAGTATGGCTTGTCTCAAGCAAAACAGCAGTACACAGCCGATATGCCGAACTATTATCCAGCCTCAACGGTTGTAGGGTTTTCGCCTGAAAGCGAGATGGCCTTGCAGGGGATCAGAGCGCGTGCGCTTGACCCAAACAGCATGACGGCTCAGACACAATCGGCTGTTATGCAAAACCTGATGGGGACAAACCCGCTCGTCAGCATGGCCTTCAAGCCGGTGATTGACTCTGTTCAAAGCCAGTTTTCTAAAGCCGGCCGTTACGGCTCTGGTGCAAACCAGCAGGCTTTGGCGGCCGCCCTTGCACCGGCCGCTCTGCAGGCACAGCAAGCCGCAATTGGGCAAGCCCCGCAGATGCAAAACCTTGACCTACAGCAACTTGGTCAGGTTGGCGCGGCGCGTGAAGGCCAAGCACAGGCTGAACTTGAGGATGCAGTAAACCGCTTCAACTTTGAGCAAAACCGCGATGCGCAGAAACTACAGCAGTATTTGTCGCTGGTCGGTGGCGGGACGGTTGGGTCAAACCAGATCCAGCCGGTGTTCCGCAATCAGGCCGCGTCCGGTTTAGGCGGCGCGTTGGGCGGATACCAACTTGCATCATCGCTTGGCTTCAATCCGCTTTACGGTGCGATTGGCGGCGGGCTTCTTGGATTAATGTAAGGAGACGCAAATGGCATTTGGCGGCGGAACAAATATTAACTCTGGCCTTCTTGGCGGCGACTTCAATGATCCACGCACTCAGGGCATTTTGGGTCTGGCGACCGGATTGTTAGCCGGTGGCGCGCCCCAAGTTGGCCGGCCTGTGTCTATGGGTGGCGCTCTGGCGCAAGGTCTTAATATGGGCATAAAGAACTTTAACGCGGCACAAAAGCGTCAAGATGCTTTGAACCGGCGCAACTTTCAGGTTGTTGGCGGCGCGTTGCTGGATCTGTCTGACCCGACAAACCCGAAGACCATTTATGAGTCTAAGCCAAAGATGGAAGGCGGTTTGCTTGGTGACGGCAAATACACCTACACCAAAGACGCTGACGGCAACATCAAAGTGAAACGCTCTGATGTTTATGATGAGATCGTGGCCGCAGAGCAAAAGTCCAAAGACCAAGCGAAGAAAGACAAAGGTCTAAGCACAAAAGCGCAGACGGCTGAAGACGATGACTTCTACGCCATTGACACCTCGCAAGGCATCTTGACCGATCTTGATGGCTACATTGGCATGATCGATGACGGCAAACTCAAGTTTGGGTTCGGCGAAGGCCTTGTCGACAGCACGCTTGGGTTCTTCGGTGCGGCTGGCGAAGAAGAGCGGAACTCTGCCGCGTTTGACACATTCTTGGAAAAACTGCGAAACGACACCCTGCGGCTCAACAAAGGTGTCCAGACAGAAGGTGACGCCCAGCGCGCGCTGAACGAAATCATCGCAAACAAAAATGATACTGAGATTGTCCGCACACAACTAGCGCGGCTTCGCCAGATCAACGAGCGTGCCATTGAACTTCGCAAGCGGAACATCAACCGCCGGCGCAAGTCGCAGGGCATCGATGCTTTCGACTTCACAGACTATGCAACGCCGATCACTTCTGACGATGTCGGCTTCACCGTGAAAGGGTCAAAATAATGATTGAGATTGAAATCGACGGCGTTGGCACGGTTGAGGTTGATGACTCTTTTAAGGATATGACCAAGCGGCAACAGCAAGAGTTTGTTAACCGCATTGCGAAAGAGCGTAAGTCTGTCGATAACAAAAAAAAGCGCAAAACAAGCGATGATGGCTATGGCGCTAACTTAGCGCGCACCGCTCTTGGGCAGGGTCTCCTTCTTGGCTTCGGTGATGAGTTAGAAGCCGGCTTGCGCACAGGTTTTGGCCTTCTTGGCGACTATGACAAAACCGTCGGGAACATTCGCGAAAACGTCAAAGACTTTGCGGATGAAAACCCAATGACCGCACTTGCCGCAGAAATCGGCGGTGGGCTGGTTACTGGCGGCGTAGGTGGTGCTAGAGCGGCCGGAACTGCTGTTGGTCGCAAGATACTGCAAAAGGCTGGCACGGCTGGTCTGGCAGGCGCTACAGGTGCTGTTGAAGGCACAATAGCCGGCGCTGGTGCTGGCGAGACGGCTGGTGAGCGTGTTGCTGGCGGATTGGTCGGTGGCACGCTTGGCGGTGCTGTAGGCGCGGCCGCCCCTGCGGTTCTTGGCGGCGCTAAGTCTGTGTTTGATCGCGCACGCTCTGGCGTGTCTGATAAAGCCGCCGCAAGCATGGCAGACCTCAAAGCAATTCAAGCGCTGGAAGAGGCCGGCACGACCCCACAGGCTGTCCAGCAGGCTCTTGATGATACTGCCGCGATGGGCGTGACAGACGCGATGATCCCTGACGTTGCTGGCGAAGCAACCCGCCGGCTGGCACGCGGCGCAAGCACCGTGTCTGGTGAAGGCGCTGACATTGCAACAGAGGCATTGGATCGCCGCGCGGCTAATCTTGGCGATGAGATTGCAAACGATGTTGGTGAGGTCTTGGCTGGCGGTCAAAGCGCATCAGAAGCGCTTGATGCAATTGCCGCACGGCAAGCCAAAAATGCAACTGGCGATTATGAGGCGGCATTTAATATTGACGGCAAACCTGTCACGGTTGATGTCACAGATGATATGCGCCGCCTGTTTTCTCTGCCGGCTTTTGATGAGGCGGTTGAACAAGCGCGCAATCTTGCCAAGTTTGATGGCGTTGATATGCCTTCTGCAAAGCAAATCATTAACGGCGAAAAACTGGCCAATCTGTCACTGCGCGAAATGCACTACATCAAAATGGGCTTGGACGAAGTCATGGGTCTTGGCAAGCGTGGGCAGTCAAAGACATCAATTGGTCGTGGCGTTGAGCGTGGATTAAAGGGTGCGCGCGCAGAGTTTATCGACATTATTGACAACGCGTCTCCTAAGATTTTGAACGAAGCCGGCGATGAAGTCAGCGCTTATAAAGTGGCTCGAAATAAGTTTGCCGGTGATGCGCGTCTTCGCGAGGCCATCGATGATGGCGAGTCATTCTTCAAAATGAAGCCGGATGAGTTAGAGGCCAAAGTAGCCAAAATGTCTACTTCTGAAAAAGAAGCATTCCGCATCGGTGTGGCACAGGCTGTGCGCAACAGCGTGGATAACACCGCAGACATGGCGGATGCCGGCAGAAAGATATTTGGCAACAAAAAACAGCGCAAACTTCTTCGCGCCGCGTTCCCTGATGATGCAACTTTTGAGGCATTTGAAAAGCGTATGTTGGCGCGCACAGAGCAAGTCAAAACACGCGCACGCACCGCGCCAAACGCTGGAAGCCAGACTGCTTTGCGGCAACAAGACGTTGCAAACCTTTCGCAGAGCGCAGATGCGGTTTCATCGATGCTCATGGGCAACCCAATACCGGCCGCTCAAAGCATCTTCAGCCGCGTGACAGATAGGGCAACCACATCTGGCAAAGTCGGGCAGGCATTGTCGCGTGATTTGTTTAGCACCGATCCTATGCAACAGCGTGCGTTTCTTGATCGCTTGATGGAGCGCCGGATCAAAGAACAGGCACGGATGCGCAGGGCAGGCCAAATCGCCGGCGGCTACGGTGGCGCTGTTGGTGGATTTAGCGGTCTTTTGACAGGAGATAGATAATGGCTAAGAACTCGATCCGCGATTTTTCGGCAACGGCCGGCTCAAACACGGACATTCAGTCAATAAATATTGACGAAGGGTGCGCCGCGTCAAACTTGAACAACGCTGTGCGCGAGTTGATGGCGGATCTTAAGGACGTCAGCACCGGCGCAATTGCGCTTGAGTCTCCGCAAGCCGACAGCCTCACTGTTAGCGGTGACCTGACGGTTGATACCAATACCTTGTATGTTGACAGCACGAATAATCGGGTGGGCGTGGGGACTGTTTCGCCTTCGCAAGAAATTCACGGCTATTCTAGTGGCAGTGATTTTAGTTTAAAGCTGGAAAGTGCATCCGCAACTGGAACAGCCTACACATATTACAAAAACGCTGACCAAGAATATGCTATTGGCATCAGAGGTTCAGCAAGCGACAGCTTTCAAATTATTGATATGACTGCGGATGCTGTTCGGCTTTTTATGGACACAAGCGGCAACGTGGGCATCGGGACGAGTTCGCCTGTCAGCATATCTGGGTACACAAATCTTACAACGAATGGAACAAGCGGTTCTTTTATTAGCCTTCAAACTGGCGGCACTGAAAATCTCAGGCTTTTCAGCGGCGGCTCAAATGAAGCAAGCATCCAGTATCATTCTGGCGGTGTCTTGACATTTACTGATGGCACATCTGGCGGCACAGAACGGATGCGTATACTTAGCAACGGCTCTGTCGCACAAGGTGACACAACACAGATTGAAAACTGCTTTTATAACCAGCACTTTTTGCCATCACAATTTGCTGGCATTGGCATGAAGCCGACTACCAACAGTGCGTATGACGCTATGCGCTTCAACAATAATGGTGGCACTCGCATTGGCACGATTGCTTGTACCACAACATCAACCTCTTACAGCACAACCTCCGACTACCGCCTAAAGACTGACGTACAACCTGTGACAGGTGCTGCAGACCGTCTTAAAGCACTCAAGCCTGTTAACTTCGAGTGGATTAACACTGGCGAGCGTGTCGATGGTTTCTTGGCTCACGAAGCACAAGAAGTAGTACCAGAGGCGGTTGTAGGCACGAAGGACGCAATGCGTGATGAGGAATACGAAGTCACGCCAGCCGTTCTTGACGATGAAGGCAATGTAGTCACTGAGGCGGTGATGGGTACACGCTCTGTGCCTGACTATCAGGGCATTGACCAGAGCAAACTTGTGCCGTTGCTGACCGCCGCATTGCAGGAAGCACTAACAAAGATTGATGACCTAGAGAGCCGCCTGTCGGCATTGGAGACTGCATAATGGCACGCGACAAGATAACGGAATACGACTCGACCGCCGCCAATAACACGGTGTGCGGCGATGTAAATATTGCTGAGAACAGCGCCCTGCCAAGTGACATGAACAACTTTGCGCGGGAGATCATGTCGCATCTTAAAGAGTTTGCAGATGGCACATCCGGCGTTGATGTTCTCAATCTTCAAGATGATGATGCAAGCGCGTCTATTAAGATACAAGCGCCGGCCGCAGTAACAACGACAACCACATTTACGCTTCCAGATGGCGATGGCGCAGACGGTCAGGCGCTGATAACCGACGGAAGCGGCACTCTTGCGTGGGCTTATCCGTATGGAAACAGAAACCTCATAATTAATGGAAATTTAAGCGTTTGGCAACGGTCAACGAGCCAAACCTCAATCACATCGAATGGATACCATACCGCTGACAGATGGAATATAAATTACGGTAGCACTGGTTTAAGCCATAAACAGGAACAAAGTTCTGACGTTCCTGATGGTTTTGGTTATTCATTAAAGGTGACTGCAACAACGCAGTATTCCTCGCTAGGTGCTGGTGACGCATACGAACTTGACCATCGTTTTGAAGGCCAAAATTTACAACAAATCAAAAAAGGCACAAGTAACGCCCAGCCTGTCACGCTTTCTTTTTGGGTTAAGTCTAGCATCACTGGAACATTTATCTGTGCATTTAATGACCTTGATACAAGCGGTCAACGGATGGTATCTGGGGCATATACCATCAATTCTGCCAATACGTGGGAATATAAAACCATAACTTTCCCGGCTGACACGACTGGGGCGTTTAATAATGATAATGGTCTAAGTGCAAGAATTATATTCTGTCTAGCGGCTGGCTCAAACTACACAAGCGGTACATTAGCAACATCGTGGGAAGCAAGTTCTGGTGGTGCAAATACCTATGTTGGACAAACAAATCTATTCGGTACACTAAACGCAACGTGGCAAATCACAGGCGTCCAACTAGAACTCGGCTCTCAGGCCACGCCGTTTGAGCATCGGTCTTATGCGGACGAGTTGCATAGATGCAGTCGCTATCTAAAACAGTACAAAGCGACAACGCTATTTAATCAATTCGCCTTTGCTCACACTGAATCTACAACGCACCATAACGCACTATTTACCTTTGACCCTCCAATGCGTGACACGCCTAGTGCTGTAACTGTTAACGGCAGTATTGGCATAATAACAAATTGGGGCTTGGGGGTTACAGGTATTTCTGCGGTTGCTCTTGACGCTGGTTCTAAGGGTTTTACACAAACTAGGTTGCGCTGTACAACAAGCAGTGGCGTTGGTACTGCTGGCGAATGTAATATTTTGCTGTCAAATAATAATGCAAGCAGTACGATTAACTTTGATGCGGAGTTGTAAAGATGGCGGATGTTTATAAAAAAGTACGGCATAACGAGATGGGTGGCGGCACTTCTGACCACATCTGCATCACGTTTGACAATGGCGATTTGATGTCGTTTCCAGCAGAAGATGGCAACCCTCACTACGATGCGCTGATGAAGCGAGTTAATGCAGGGGACGTCACCATAATTGATGAAACAGGTGACTGATGCTAGAGAAGCAGAAAGTACTTGTTGATGTTGCCGCTAGCGAACTAACCATACAGGAGGCTGACAATGCTTGAGGCGGCGCATCTTATTGACACACTCTTCGGTCTTGTAATCGCTGGCGGTGCGTGGGTTATCAACGGCTTGTCCGCTGAGTTAAAGCGCATCACTATCTTGCTGAACCAGACCCGTGAGAGCTATGCAACAAAGATGGAATTGCGGGATGATATGAACAAGATGATGGAAATCCTGCGCCGTCTCGAAGATAAAGTAGATAAGTTAGCAAGCAGATGAATGTGCTGGTCTTCATGCTTGGCGTCCGGTGATATCTTGCCCTGTAAAGCAACGCTTTACACAGTCGCTGTAGCGTATAAAATTGCTTTATCGGTTTGAGCGCATAAGATGCTGACTGTATTCCTGCTGGTGATGTTTCTAGGCACTGGCGATGAACGGAGAGAGGTGAAGACCAATCTCCGTTTTTATTCTGTGACTGAGTGCAATTTCTTTGCGAGAGAACTGGCACGGCGGTACGGCAATTATCAAACAATTGAGCGGATGGATCACCGCGACCGTGTGACTACATATTGCGTCCCACAAGAAATTGATCCGGACGAATTGCGGGTCTATTGATCCGTTTTTTTATGGGGTGAGTTTATGCTTGAAGTTGGCGCGGCCATAACGATTGCAACGCAATCATTCAATTTGCTTCGCAAGGCTGTGGCGGCCGGCAGAGACATAGAACAGATGTCGAGCGATCTTGGTCGATGGATGTCTGCTTGCTCAGATATAGAGCGGCGTAAGAAAAAAAACAAAAAACCGCCGCTCTATAAAAAACTTGCCGCGCAAAAATCAGTCCAGCAAGAAGCGCTGGAATTGTATGCGGCCAAGAAGACGCTGGAGAAACAGCGCTATGAATTAAAGATGTTTTTAATTGCTACTCACGGCATGAAAAGTTGGGACGATCTTATTAAACTAGAGGGGTCAATTAGGAAGCAACGGCAGGAAGAAGTTTACCGCCGGCGCGAGTTCAGACAAAAAATTATTGAGTGGGCGGTCATCATTTTTACGGTGTCGACCGGCCTTGCCTTACTGCTTTATTTCGCATGGCTATATCGTGAGTCGAAGGCAAGAGGTAACGACTGGCCGGCTGGGCGCGTTAAACGCGGCTGGGATT